TTGCCATTGCAAGCGTGATTTTTAACATATCATCTCTCTCGTCAACCACATAGGATTTGATTGAGATGTCTTTACCATTAACCTTGACACTCTTACCGATTAATACATTGGGCATATCCAATTGATCGCCCTGCATCATTCCTGTAACAGTATTTTTTTCGCCTTTAACTTTTACTTGTTCCCAAGCCATAGCCTTATACGGTTGCGAATGTAATTGCACCTGCTGATTCAAAGGACATACTGTAAGTAACTTCTCCGTTGAACTCACCTGCATACTCTAAACTGGTTACTTGGAAAGCGCCTGTGAAAGTACCAAAGTCAGGAACTAAAAACTGATAGTTGTTCTGTGAATCTGCTAAAGCGTTTGTTTTGACAGTTGTTTCTGATGCACCGTCTGTGAATACACCGCTTCCTGAAACACTGATTGATTGAACCCCTGCTGCAGCTAATAAAGTTCTCTTACCTGAGGAATCCTTATTAGTTACATCTACTGATTCGTTGTTTACTGTTAGACTTGTTGATCTAAGCCCTGCTATTGTTGTGAAAGTTTCAGGTGAACCTGCGTTACCCACTTTCATTAGCATTGCACTACCTTTTTGTGCTGCCATAATATACTCCTAAATACAGAGGGTATTTATTCCTCTAATTAAAAAATAAGGCATCTGCCACCGTATTACTTCAGTATTTGGTATTGAATCAAGTACCTAGTGTAATTGCACGAAATCTCATGACACCGTGCCGAGTTATCCCATCAGGGTCTCTCATAATGTCGCTGTACTCAAATCTAAGGTTAATTAGATTGACACCGCTAACAGTTAGACTTACATCATGCAATAAATCATGTATCTTGTCCATAATTTGTTTTGTTTGCTTTGAGCCTTTGTACCTTGACCAAATATGTATATTGATTGTTGTTTCAGCGCCTACTAGGTTGTTTGTGCTGTAATCTATCGCAGTTTCTTCGCCTAAGGTAATAAAAGGGTAGCTGTTACCCTCAACAACCTCGTCATAGACACCACAGGCAAGCGTAGTGGTAATTGCAGACACATTAAGCGCTGTATAAATACTAGACTGTAGTGCAAATTGACCAACACTCATTTTAGAATACCTTTTTTAAACATTGATTGTATCTTTCTTTTGTTTTTCATAAGTGCAGGTTGCATGAATGGTCTTTCTGTCATATTGACTGTGCCAAACTCTAAGTGCTTAGAATAAGGTGCTGCAGATATAATCTGACCTACAACTGTGCCGTTAGGTTTTACATCTACATCCATTGTTATTTGACTTGCTAAAAATCCAGTATCACTAGCAGGTGGTTGATTTGGCGCTGATGCTGTGTGTGTTCTTCTTGGTTCGTATTTTTGATATGTTTTACCAGTACCGCCTGCAAGTATGCTTTTTTTAGCGGTGTTTTGTACCATCATAGTGCCACGAGTAACATACTCCTTGACCTTGTTATCATCTAAGGTTGCCTGTAGCTTTTTGTTAAATGCTTTAAGGTTAGAAATCTTTAGATCAATGCCATCACTCATATCGCAATACCTTCTTCGCAAAGCAATGTAAGGAATCTATCTCTCTCGTCCACATTGATAATGCCGTTGATTGCAAAAGACCTAGTGCCAAAGGTTATCTTGCTGTTGGTGTCTATGTTCTTCATGTAGCGTATGGTTATCTCATGCGTAACCTTTTCCTGCAACATACCCTGTCTGTAGGTGCTGTTAGCGTTCTTAGGTTTGATGTTTGCGTAGATAGTAGCTACAGAGCCAAATGATTGTGCTAGACCACCGCCTGCATCTCTAGTATTGGTTGCTCTCTCAACCTTTACCCTATATCGCATCTTGCCGATACTGTTAGCCATCTTAACCGAGAGCCATAAGAGAGGATGAACCCATCCCTCTATGAATTACATAAGGTGCGTACAGCGATCTCAACATTGGGGGATAGGGTAGCTTCGCATCATACATATCACCTCTGTGTTCATAAAGGTAAGCTATGTGTTGCATGATACCTAGCTTTATGGGTTCAGGAATGTTGTATTGCGAGGTGTAGCCAGTCACATATTTAACCTCAATGGCGTTTGCTACTCGTAATGCTGTAGGGAATGACTCACCTGTTCTCATTACCACTCTAGCAGGCTCTCTAGCGTTGTCTAAGTAATACTTTGAAGCTGCGAGGGTTGTAGCCACATCCGCATCATCATAGGTCTTTATATGGCTCACAGATGCAACTGGTGCTCTAGGTAATACCACATAGTTTTTGTAGTAGTTTAGGTAAGGACCAGTTCTTACACCTTCCCACAAAGGATTTTCTACATCTTCAAAGGCATCTAGGAAAAGCGTAAGGGTTTGTGTCATCAAGGCTCTACCAGTATGTTCCTCGCAGAATCGTCTAGCAGTCTCTATAAAAGGTCTTACCACTCTCTCGTCTGTGGCATCATCTACTCTTAGATATTCCTTAACTTCCTGTAGGGTTACTGGTTCTTGTGTGGGGGCTGTGTCAACTACTAATCCTGCCATTATGCTACCTTGTCTAATAAGTAAGAGCCTACGATCACGGCATACAAGCCCCATATCATAGCTTCCATGCGAATGAATCTAGCTGAGCCTGACTCTAATCTCTTGTCTAGGTTCTCATACCGAATTGCACATATCTGTTCGTGCAACTCCAAAGCAGTAACATTAGTTGGCTTTTTTATTGCCCTTTTCGCTACTGGTTTCTTCTTCGGTGCTATCCTCTTGCTTCGCATCTATGCCCTCTAACTCCATGATGTTTTTGATATATTGAGCCTTTGCAGCGTTCTGTGATTTCAAGTCAACAACAACCTCATTATATCTTTGGTTGGATAGCTTTAACTTCTCCTCAACAATGGACAACTCAACGAACTGTTGCTTGCCCTCGTCTGAGAAAGAGTCGGCATCATGTGCAACTCCGTCAATGGTTAAAGTGTTTCCGTTTTCTTTAGCTTCTGCCATAACTTACTCCTGTAAAATTAATATCTTAGCATCATTAAGAATTATTGGAAATATAAGTCTTGCCTGTTGCTATGGCTGTTGTATAACTAGACTTATCTCTTTCATCTGCTTCTACTTCTTCATATGCAAGCACGCTTTCAATGTATTCCACATTATCAGTTACTCTGCGATTAACGACTGCTTGTGTATAACCTTCCATGAAGTATGAGAAATCACCACTATTTATTTGATTTATTAAAGTTACAGAATCATCTGCGCCACGAAGTATTTGATCTACAGTTTTAGACATTTTTTAATTTCTCCACTTCTTCTGAAAGTTCTTGTATTGCTTTTACCAACATAGGTATCAATTCATTAGGTGTCAATGCTTGCGTACCGTCATCTTGTTCTTCCCATAAATGTGAAATTACATTTGGGTGTTTGTCCAACGCTGCTTTCACATCTTGGGCAATAAAACCAATTTTACCTATTGGATTATCTTGTTCATACCTAGCATCAGATTCAGCTTTATGATTTGATAATTCAGCATCAATATCTTTTCTTTTGCGCCAATCAAAATTAACTGGTTTTAAATCATTTATAAATGCAAGTCCTGCTTTGCTAGGTCGTATATTTTCTTTTAACCTTTCGTCTGAGCTTCCACTCCAACCTGTAGCACCTAAAGAAATCCAAGATTTACTTCCACCATAACCAAGAGTTGCGTATGTGCCTGCTGCTCCTGATGTTGCTCCGTACCCAATTGTTATACCGCCATTGCTTGCGCCACTCACTGAAGCACCTGCACCAACAACAGTATTGTATGAACCTGTATTATCACTTCCTGCTCCTGAACCCACAAAAGCATTTGCAAATCCTGTCATGTGTCTGCCTGCTTTGTAACCCACTGCTACATTTGCATATCCTGTTGTAAGATCATCTTCTCCTGCTCTATCACCTATAATTACATTGGTATAACCAGTGGTAACATTAAATCCTGCACGATTTCCTATAAAAACAGAATCATCTGTGCTTGTACCTGTGTAATAGGCTTCACTTCCCACTGCGACTGTTTTACCCACAGTCATGCTATATCCTGCTTTCCAACCTACAGCTACTCCGCTAGAGCCTGTTGCCATTGATTTTAAAGACCAATAACCCACTGCTGTATTGTTAGACCCTGAAGAATTATTAACTAAACTTTGCCATCCTACAGCAGTATTATCTGAGCCTGAACAAGCATTTAAGGCTTGTGTTCCTATTGCTGTACATTCAGCAGCACCAGCTACTGTCATGGCTCTATATCCTATAGCTGTATTATTATTGGTTGTTGTTACTCCTGTTAGTGCCTGTTCACCTACTGCGGTGTTTTGAACTCCAGTGGTAAGGTCTTTTGCTGCACCATAACCAACTGCAACATTTTTATCACCCTCTGTTAAAGCCGCAAATACATCTACACCTACACCAGTGTTGTAATCAGCTGCATTGATAGTACCTGTAGCATCATCACCAACCATGAATGATGAAGTACCAAATGTTTTAAATGTAGGTCCACCAGCAGGGGCATCTTCCCAAGCTACGCCTGAGCCTGTGGATGTCATTAACTGTCCGTCCGAGCCTTGACCGCCGTTGATCTTAAAATTCTGTCCGTCTACCAATGGACTTGTAACAGAAGTAGCAATCGTTACAGCGTTTTCTATCTTTGCGCCTGTTACCGCATCATCAACTATTGAAGCCGTTACTACAGCATTAGATGCTAACTTGTCTGCGCTTACTGCATCATCCGCAATCTTAGCCGTAGCGACACTGCTGTCTGCTAGGAGTTCACTTGGTATTACTGTGTTTGCCATTTATGCGTTCTCGTTAGCTGTTTTCTTAGCGTTCTTGACTGTTGTTGTCCAAACTGCTGTAGCTATGCCTTGAACCTCTGAGCTTTCGCTTGATACATCTGTATCATTATGAGTCCAAGAGTTGTCCTCGTTCTTTTCTGATGC